CAATTGGCGAAGCAAAACCAGCTTCCCCTGGCATCGGAATATTGCCGACTCCGATGTTGCCACCTCCATTTCCTGTTGGATCTGTGATTGAAGCCCCAGCAGGTACTTTTCCGTTTGTGCCCATAGGGCTTGGTTCTCCAGCAGGGGTTGTATTATTTTGATTTCCATTTGCCATTCCCATTATTTGTGCATAGATAGCGGCTTTCTCTGGATCATTAATTAATTGATCAGGATCGATATCTAATGATTTTGCTATTTCTTTTAAACATGTATGCCATCTAACAAAAGGTGCTAGAGCAGGATTAGCTGCTGTCTGCATAAATGTCATTAATCTTTGTGATCTAACTTCTTTCTGCATCAATGAAGATGTACCTCTTGCTTTTATTTCAAGATCACCTTTAATGATTGGAATGTCTGCATTGAATTGCATATTCCAGTGAAATAAGCTCTCACCTAGGGGCTTTAATAAGTAATCATCTATATTTTTAATTACAGTTTTAATACTTAATGCTGCAGCACCCATCAACATTGACATACCTGCGGCAGTTCTAGTTGTAGATTGTATACCTGTAGCACCATGTGAGTATGATGGAATACCAGTTGCTTCATCAGCTAACTGTCTAAATCTATCAAACATCATCATATTTTCTTGTGTACTATTAGGAAACTTAATTGCATTTATAGATGTTCCTGGTTGACCACTTTGTCTTCTAAATATTTTACCAGGAAATATTTTCATATCTTGTCCAGGTACTAGTTGTGTTTCATCAACATCAAATACCATATTACCTGCTAATGCTAGATTATCAATAGCCATTCTTGCATGACCATTCATAATCTGTTGTGAGTCTTCCATATTCTCTGGTACACCTACACCAAAGAATTGATAAGGATTTAATTCGTATGGGCAAACCATAAATGGTAATCTGTTTGGTTCAAATGGATTCTCTACCATTCTTAAAACTTTACCACCACATACCCATGCATTAACATTAATTACATCTTTATCACTTTCAATTCCACACTCTTCTGCCATTTCTTTTGAAACAACACCCCAATATTCTAATACTTCATATCTATTTTTATAAATAGTTTCTACAGTTTCTCTATTGTATAAAGAAGATTCATATCCTCTAACTTGATAGTTAGGGCCTTCTTCTAAACACATATCAATAGCTGTCTCATCAAAGTAAGGCATTTTTCTTAAATCAGAAAATTGCTGTTTATTAAGTGAGTGTCTTTGAATTACATAATCACAATCATCTATACTTGTAGCATTTGGATCTGGATAAAAATCCCAACATGATACTGCTTCTACTTTTGGTACTGTCTTAACTTTTTTAGCATGTACATTTATTAAGTTACCTTCTTCATCTTCAGCTGTATCAAATGCATGATAAGTATGATCAAAACTAAATGGGCCTTTTAATATACCTGTACCTAATAAACATTGTTCAAAGAACACATGTCTTAATACAGTTATAGCACTAGACTCTTCTAGTTGATCATGCATTAGTTTTTCTAAATTCTTAGCTGCCATCTCAGCAGGTTGTATCTGAGGTTCACCTGCATTAGCAGGGCCTTCATCAAAACCTACATTTTGATATTCTTGTGCTAAGTTTTGCATCAACATATCAGCAGTAGCACCAGGTGGTATTTCTCTACCATCACCTTTAAATCCATATGGATCTTGTGGTTGTTGAGGTGCTTGAGCCTGTTTAGGTTTTAGATGTGCATACTCTGCCATCTCTTCTGGTACTTGTGTAGGATTAATACCTAGTGGAAATTTACCACTAGAAAATAGTACCTCAATGATTTGACCAAATGCAGCAAGAACTTTAGTCTTTGTTACCTTAACAAAAACTCTAGACTTCTCATTTGATCTAAAAACCATTTCTGGGCCATACAACCCTCTATAGTTTCTGTAAGCCTGTAGCCATCTTTTCTCATCATATAATCTAGAAGTTTCTGATTGATAGAACTTTTCTCTTATATGACTTACAATAGGTTTAGACTCGCTGACTTCCTCAGCTGATTTATGTTCTTCTTCGTGCATTAATATCTATTAGTAGTCTCTTTCTTCAGCCATTCTAAAGATTGCTGGATCAACTTTGTTATTAGCTTTTTTAGCTTTACCTTCTACATCAGGGCCTAATTTAGGGCCACTGTATCCACCACTGAACTCCATAGGTTCATTTGGTTTCTTAGGTGCATCAGGTGCAAGTTCTCCTTCCATATATCTTTTCATCATAGTTGTTTCCTCCGATTAGTATAATTTATTAGTTTTTAATAAATCTATTTGTCCGTAATTTTTATTCTTACCAAAATTTATATTCTCAACTTTAAATTCATCCATAGTATATTTTTGCTTAGATGCTTTTTTTAATTCTCTATTACGAATATTATTAGCACCTGCAGAAACTTCAGGTATAAAATTACTTTTTTTACCTAAACTATTTTCATTCATTAGTAATCCTTTTCGTCTGCCATTCTAAATACAGCATCATCTACATGCTTAGAACCTGCTTCTGATGTCATAGTAACATCATATTCAAACTCTTGATACTTCTTAGGTGCATGTTTAGAAAAGTCAATATTAGTATGTTCCCTGTTTGGGTTTTTCCCATCAGGTGCATCACTAAACTGACCTTGCTTAACTTTAGCCTTTGGGTCAAATGTATTCATATTGTTCTCCTGTTATATTTTTAATTTCTTAATTTTAATTATATTTTTAGTAGGTATCACTGTATGCCCACCACCTTGTTTTATAGTTCCACTATCTTCAAATATAAAATCTGCCATAATGACAGTAGTCTTTTCATTCTGTTCTACAAGCCAACCAAAGCTACAACATGTTGCAGTCTTAGCTTTTTTTATATCTGGTATGTCAGACCATTCACATGATCCAACAATATCTTCCCAATAAGCTACTACTAGATCATAAGGAAAATTTTTTTTATTTATCTCTGGAACTTTTCTATTTAGTGGCACTTATAACTTTTCCTTTATTAAGTCCATGTTTTATAGTATATCCCTGTGTACCATTAGCACCAATGTCTACTTCTTTTTTTAAAGTTTTAGAAAGACTAATTTGTTTAGTTTTTCTATTAGTAGCATTTATGTACTGTAATACTTGTCTTGTAATTCTATTCATATTAATAACCAAATTTGTTATCTGATACTTCAAATGTATTGTGTAAAGAAGCACCAAATCTATCTGCAAACTTAGGATGTGTTGGTCTACTCATACATCCATATCTTAATGCATCATATGCATGATCCTCTGCGTGTGTATCTACATCTTCAGGATTTCTATCATCAACTGGTAATGTTCCTAAAGTTCTAATTAAGTTTCTACAATTAGCAAATATTCTTATACCAGGTTCGTCATCATTTACTTTTAATCTTTTATGTATTTCTAACTTACCATTAATTCTACTCTTAGGTGATCTATCAGACGGCCTCCAGCGGCATCCCTGCTGTATCATTGTCTCTGCAATGCTTGGGCCCACATCACCTCTCTTTGCCCATGTACTAGCGTCTAAGACCCCGTAATGGATATGTTCTCCGTGTTCTAGGTTTATAACCTGTCTTGCGAAATGATCGGCTGTAACTTTCTTAGTATACAGTTCTCTATAAATCCATATATTATTATTATAATCAATAGCGAACCATAGAACACAAGCAGGAGAAGAATAACCCCAGTCAGCAGCACGAAACTTATACCATCCTGAAGGTATCTCAAAAGGTTCCACAACATGGAGTCTTTTGTCAAATTCTGGAAAAGCTGAGTTTTCATATGCATCCCAATCTCCATCTAGAAACTGTTTACGTTGTGCTTCAGGTAAAGATGCAAGCATGATATAATAATCATCTGTCTGCATCAGATAAGGATTGTCTTGTAACTTAGCTGGTATAAACCTTCTAGTTATATACTTCTTACCATTAGGCGTATCAACCCCTACATCGAAAGCTGTATTTGGTTCTGCAGGATCTACGAACATTTCTCGTACCCATTGTGAACCAACGTTACCAGGATTACCTGTTGCCCTCAAGTATACAGGTATATCTTTATCTACTGATCTTAAAGAAGATCTGAGAAAATTATATATATCTGGCGAAGGATATTGTGGAAGTTCGTCTATTCCTATCCATGTGTAAGATTGCCCTTGGTAACGTAGTACGTCTGTCATGTTCTCTGCGTAACCAAACTCTATCTTTGCCCCTGATGGGAATCGCCACTCTTTTTCTTGTTCTCTCCATTTTGCATTAGGAAATGCCTTTGAGTATAATAGCTGAGACTTTTGAATTAAGTCTCTTAACTCAGGCATAGTCCTCCTCACTAGGAGTGCCCTGTGATTAGCATAAGAGCAATAACGAAGCGGATCCACTAGCATCGCATATGATTTACCACCGCCTCTTGCTCCACCATAAAATACTTCTCTTTCGGAAGCTGCAAGAAATTGTGTCTGTGGGCCACTGTTAGGCTTAAAGATTACATCTTGCTGGTTGATATGCTCTTGTACATTCTTAGGAGCACTCTCGATTATATCCTCAGTAAGTAGTTGTGTCTCTTTTCCTGTTAATGCTTTATCAATAGTTAACAGTTTCTTTTTGACATTTTCTGCCTCACGTTTGGCAGAACGTAGAGATTGCTCTCTCTTTGCAACTTTCTTACGAGTGCGAGCTAGTATCTGTGTTACTGACTTCTTGGCTTTCTGTCGAATTACTTTCTTGGGTTTCGGTGGTGTTATTTCGTTCAAGTCTTTTTTTAAGTCCGACATGTGATATGTATCTTCCTGTTTTTCTATGTAGCCAAGATGCTGTTTCTCTTAATGAGCAAGTCTTTGAATATTCACCTGCTTGTTTAAGAGCATCTAATTCTTCTTTGATTGGTTCTAAATACTGCGGATCTTCCGATTGTTTAAAACCAAATGGGATTGTCTTAGCCCTCTTTTTTATCTTTAGTGGTATCATCTTTAGGTGGTAGTATAAATATTCCATGCAATGCTTTCATATTTATATCTAGTTGATCTTTCTTTGTTATACCTACTCTGTCTAATAGTGAGTTCGCTGCTGCTAGACGAATACTTGCTTGTGGTGTAGTGCCGTCTTCGTCTAGTAAGGCTGTTAACCTAGTAGCAGCTTTCGCAGAGTGCGTTGATAAGTGGGTTTCCGCCAACTCTGTAATTTCTTTTTTAAGATTACGAACAACTTTTGGGTAGCTATGATCAGAATAACCAGCTATTCTAGCTGCTTCTCTGGGGTTGCCTTGTGCTTCTGTGAACAGGACATCTAGAAACTTCTCTTGCATATCTGTTAAGTTTCTTTTTTGAGTCTTTGTTATAGAAGAATCCATTGTTTGCATTTATAATCTCCATTAATTCTTTAAAAGGTATTTGTTTAACCGATGAATATGTCAATTTCTTTTACCTTATCGTCATCAGCATTGTCATTATCATATCTATCAGCTGCTTCTCTATCATTTAGTTCGCCTGTAGTAGGAAAATCTCCTGGTAAGGTTTGTTGACCTGGTAAAGGTTTCTTTCCTGCTACTAATTCTTTAGGAGAAGTTACTTTTTCTAAAGGTAATTGGGGCATTACAGGTTCAGCATCTAAGTTTATGTCACTTTTAGGTTCCATATCTGGTCTTATATTTAATACTGGTGGCTGTTTCTCCATATTATCCTGCATTTTATCTAGGAAATTCTCAGCATCCATAGGTTCTTCCCTTTTAAAATCACCTACAGGTGCAAATGCTAGTCCATTTGACTCATTTGCTACTGGCATATCAAAGCCTTGCTTTGCCATCTCATAGAAATTAGT